GGGTTTGATAATTTAATTAGATTATTGCAAAAACATTCATCAATTAAATCATATGCGTCATCTATAATTTCAGCAATATCTTCACTAGTCAGATCTTCGAATGTAAAAATGTAAAATTCGCTATCTTCGCTAGATGTCTCGGATACCTGCGCACTGACTTCCGTGTCGCTCGAATAGGAAGAAGATGTATAATAGACATCTGTTTCGGTTTCGGTTTCTGTTTCTGTTTCGGTTTCTGTTTCGATTATTGCATTTGTTAATTCCATTTCCATTATATATAATAAAATATTGCCTCTATATATTTTATCATATACACCTTGTCTGTACAAATTCAATTTTGCATATGGTCAATAGGTTTGATCTTTTTCTGAATTGCGTTTCGGGGTTAACGACTTCAAGGTTGAAACGCGCTTGCTGTCAATAATCCGTAGAGTAAAGTTGTGAGTTGCTTGGTTAAAATGGAGAGCCGGAATTGCTACAATTTCATTCTTCTCCTTGTTATAAGTCACCTCTTTGGTTTTTTTAAGCTTGTTCTTTTCGAGACATTCAACAAAGAATGATTTTAATAGTTTGATGTCCTTCGCAGGATACCCGTGCTCCTTGCCATAACGCTCTGCAAATTGATGAAGTTTCTGGATTTTAACAGTTTTGTCAATCTTATTCCATGTTTCAAGTTTGTTGCTTATTTTTTCCTTTTCTAGTAGTCGATCGAGCATATCATAATGGTTATTGTTTTGGTATGTATGGCTTACTTTCTTGTTATTAGTTGCCTCTGCATTGATAGGCGCGTTGTTACTGATATCATTTGTGAACATAATATTGTTCTAACTCTTTATATTATATCAACGATAGTGTTTATCTTCTTTTATTATAGTCTTTAATATTTGTTGCGTACATATTTCTATATTTTACGCTGTATAGTAAGTATATGGACGAGATCAAAAGAATAAGTGTAAATATGCCGGATGAGGTTGGTAATAATGTGTCACTGGGGTCCGGTTGTTATACAAAACATATACTAGTAGATATGACACCCAAAAAAGAAAGACGAGATAAATGCGAAGATTATGACGATTATGATAATATGGAAGATGAAAAGGAAAAGAAGGTTCCACGTAAACGAATGATAACAAGTAGTTCTGAATGGGATTTCACCGAGGCAGATTTGGATAATACGAAGCAGTTGGATTATATCAGACAGATTTACAACAATAACATTGATCCATGCAATGACGCAACCTGTAAGATAATATTAAAACAATTGAAATATAAGTTGTCGGGGTATCGTAATCAAGATTTGTTAAAAAAAATATATTCAGAGGCCGATTTTATTACTATGTCAAGAGTATTACAATTATTAACCGAATGTGATAATAAATGTTATTATTGTAATTATTATACCAAGGTTCTCTATGAATATGTTAGGGAACCACTACAATGGTCACTTGAACGTATTGACAATTCCGTAGGACATAATCACAACAATGTTACTATTGCTTGTTTAAATTGTAATTTACGGAGGAGAACAATGAACCAAGAACGATATGTATTTACAAAACAATTATCGTTGGTAAAAAAAGAATAACTTTGTTCAAAACATATAAACCGGTTGTAATAATACAATATACACCATGGAACAAATCTCAAATCATAATAATGTATATGACAAGTTAAACTATTTCCATAGATCGGGTAAAATACCACATATAATATTGTATGGTTATCATGGTACTGGTAAAAAAACGATTTTAAATTGGTTTATCAACAAAATATACAATGACGAGAAGACTACAATTAAGAAGAACGTCATGTCAGTGAATTGTGCACACGGCAAAGGGATTAAATTTATACGCGAGGAGTTGAAATTCTTCGCGAAGACGAATATTCAATCAAACAATGGATCAACCTTTAAATCAATCATCCTGTTGAACGCTGATTATCTAACGATAGATGCCCAATCGGCACTCAGGCGTTGCATTGAATTATTTAGTCATAACACGCGTTTCTTTATCGTAGTTGAGAACAAAGACAAATTATTAAAGCCAATTGTATCGAGGTTTTGCGAGATATACATACCCGAATATATAGAGGGGCATACAGTAAAGAACCTACATGTACATTTTTCTCATTCTACCCAAGAAAATGGGAATAGTGTAGATTTAAACTGGATACACCGCAAATTGGTTGATATACGCGGAGACGAGGTGACCCATAAAGATCTCATAGAAACAGCAAATGATCTATACGAGAACGGGTGTTCTGGTTTAGATTTAATCGATTGTGTAAAGGGGTCCGACCTGTTCGATGCAAAGAACAGGTCACTTATAGTTACATGTTTTAATATAATCAAATCAGAATATCGTTGTGAGAACCTATTAATGTTATATATGTTGGATTATATGTATTTACGTTCAAATAAGGATATAAAAAGTGTTTTAGCATTATAATTAGGAATGGACGACTTTGTATTGTCAAATTTGCAAGAATCAAGAAATGAATGGTGTAGTCGTTTAGTTAGTACGTTTACCCCACTGATATTGGGTGGAGTGAAATCAATCTTTAACGAGGCATGGAAGTTGTGTCTAGAAAATGATGAAGCTGCAAAATATTTGATGACTTTCCAAAATCTCTTATCGCGTGTTCCAAAATGGAACAATGAGATAGTAGAGGACGAGCGAAAGCGTATAATTGAGCGTAGTGGATGCAATTATTTAGAAGATCTCATTACCTGTGTTCATATCATTCAATTGAAGGTACTTACTTGTATACGCGTTGGAAACAAACAAAAGAAGATCGACATCTCAATACCAAAATTGGATAGCTTTATTCACAAGGTATACATTAATGTTGCACGAAAGTTGTATGCAAATGTCTATTTGTTCGATAAGAATGTGACGCCATTACATCAGCAGAAAAATACACGTGAAATCGAGAACATTATACAAGAGTGTATATTAATTTCCATACGCGATAGTATACCAACTGAGGCAATTATTCGTGCATATATGGATGAAAGTGTTGAACAGGAAGAAGAGGTAACCATTGAAAAGATCGAAGAACCTGATCCCGAGCCCGAACAGGTTGTTGAACCGACGGATGAAACAAAACCTACTGTATCTTCTGATGAGAAACCGCCTGAGAATGTTATTACAAAGGAAGAGGATATCCCGTCTGTGGTTCCTGCTATTCAAAATATAGATACCGAAGATGTTATAACAAAGCTGTCGTTTAATGATTTAGATACGGTGTTAGATGAAACCAACAATGTGCGGAAAATCGACGCTCCTAAGAGTATTGATCGATTAGAAGAGATTAGCACGTCACGAGCAATTCAGCGCAAATTAGAGGAAGATGCTATGGACGATGACGACGAGGATCGCATTAAGATACATGGTGATACAATCGATTTAAGTGGCTTTGATGTTCTAGACAAGGAAACCAGCGTAAAACCAGTAGCCGACGCTTTTGTATTAAATGATGTCGAAGAATTATTTTAGTTAGTCGCCTAGCGAACTAGAAATCCCATTTAGGAATATGCGTATAGATAAATATATAAAAATCATCATCTTTTATATATTTTTGAGAACAATGGAAAAAATGTTTATGTTAGCATTGTTGATAACGTTCTTGTTTTGTTCAATGAAAATCATCGATATGAAATATGTATCAAAGGAATGGAAGCCACTTAAAACTGTTATCAGAGATGCAGTGGTAGTATTATTAGCGAGTATATCTTCCCTCTTTGTATTTAATGTCTCGAATGGAACAATGACTGATTTTTTCAATATTGTCACTGATAACAAAGTCTTAAACCCCGCTGCTACCGAGGTATTTACAGGGGATCCTGGGTTTTAAACCCCTTGGTATCCAGTATCATATCGACCGTAATCACAATTTACTTGGGATACTGTCTTCGGTTTATTAAATATATTGGTAAAACCAAAGTTACTAAGGGATTTGAGAACCTCGTCGTCATATGTTTCATAATACTGTGTAACATTTCGGGCAAGTACAAACAGTGATAACTTCTTATCATCAGATACGATGGAATAAGCATAAAGATTATTGAGTAATGGACCAATCTCTATTACCCAATAAGGAGCTACCCGAGGCACACCGTCCAGAGATACTGATAGTTCTCCTCCGACGTTTCCTTGCTTATAGAATGCAGATCCGGCGATTTGTCCCACACTTCCGTCTTTGTTAATTTGACTATTCAATATATCGACAGTTGAACCAGATAATGTATAGTCAGCAACTGCACATGAACAATCCCCCTGGAATGTCGTGTCAAATTTGTTTAGATATACCTGGTACCAACGACCAGCGTATTGTGTTAGATCCAAATCTTTTACTGGCGAATAATCACTACTAACTGCGATTGTGAAGTAAAGTGCAACAATTAGAAACCTGAACATGGTTATAATAAAGAAGTACATCATTATATTTCTATATTCTTTTCGGTATAGTTATGCCATCGCGGACAATGTAATGCGTGCTACAATAATTATCGTGAAAAAAACGTAAAGAGACATACCTATGAAATACAAATGAAGATTATCTATTGTTTGTTGTTACTAGTGAACGTCTGTTATTCATATAATTACAATAAACTATTGTTTACTAATCGTTGGTATGTAATTGGACGAACGGAGACATTTGCCATGAACAGACCAAAACAGGTTATCATAAACAATACGCCTATTTCGGTTTGGAAAGATGCGGAAGGTTTTAGTGGTATACATGATGTATGTCCTCATCGGGGTGCATCCTTATCAAAGGGACGTTTCGATACAACTATGAATTGTGTGGTATGTCCATATCATACATTTAAGTTCAATTCCACTGGTAGGATGGTTCAAACACCGGGACAAGTTACTAGTAGACAAAACTCAACCTATAATGCTCGTACAGATGTACCATTTTATAACATAATCGCACATCAAGGATGGTTATTTTTACAAGATACCCCGATTTATGATGTAAAACCCGGTGATATTATCAAAGCATTGGATTGGATTGAGCCAGAAACGATGGACATTACATTCCGTTATGTAAGTATAGAGAAGGATTTCAATACAGATGCGAGGACTGTTACAGAAAATTCATTAGATATCCTCCATATATCAGAAGTGCATACATTTGGCAATCGTAAACGTCCATTACCAATATCGGAACGCATTGAACGAAATGTTCATACAGGTAGGACCAAAGCTATATACGAATATAGTTCAGGTGACAATTCTATTGCAAAGAAAATATTTGGTATAAACACACTAGTTGTAGAAAACGAGTATATTTTGCCCCACTATACAATTGCTCGTGTCAAATTTGGAAAGTTTGTAAATACAGTAGTGACATCTGCTCTTCCCATTAACAAGACTAAAACGAGACTGTTTGTTAAAGTATACCGTAACAACTGGGTGTTTGATGATCCTATATTGAATAAAATATTCGATAATATAACCCGCAGTATAATGAAAAAAACGCTATGCGAAGACCAAACTGTGTTAGAGAGTATTGATTTTTCAAATCGTGAAGGGAACTTTATAACGAAGTACGACGAATTAACTCGTATGTATCGCGCGGATTATGCTAACTACATGGGAGAACTTATAGATAATACAGACTAACTAACTAACTACCTAGTTTATTTGGTAAACTCAGGTATGCCATGAACTACATGAATGTTCTCGGGAAGGTTATCTTTTTCGATGAATTCAGCAACATCATCTGCAATATATAATGTATATTGTACATCAGCATTACTGACTAAACATTTACTGGTCCATTTATCCAATTTTAACACTTCATTCAATCCACGTATACGCCCATTTACACCTAGATGATTTGGTGGGCGTTTACCAGGCTTTCCGTTAGTATGTTTAATTCTCCATTCACATGACAATGCATTCTTGTGGTCTACAAACCCGGTTAACAATGCATAAATTTCCCATCCTCCTCCTCTCCCATGGGTATAAACAGCTCCACCTGTGATTTCTTCGTTATGTTGTCTAAGTCGGCGATATGGATTGTTGGTAGATCCGTTATAGGTCAAATGGCTATATCGAGGTTGTTTATTGCGCAAAATATAACAGTACCATTGTTGTGGTAGTGGTTCTGCTACATCTATACTTTCGGACATGTCAAATATGTAAGATATAGATTATGCAACATAATTATTACTGAATGTATACACAAAACGATGTGTAATATACCGGTCCTCATTATGAGTAAATGTTAAGTGTAAACTGCACTTAACATTTTGTCTAGGTTCTCCTTATTCTTCATTTATGCACAACATGGCAATTCGTCGATATTCATACATTCCTGGTCAATAGTATTATTAGGATTGGTATATAAAAACTGTTTAAAATAACTATGATTAAGCTGTTCTTGTGGTGTATGATCATGTACGGTTCTCGCAGCCATTTTATATAACTTGAAATTTGGGTATCGTTCTTCGCCGTTCTTTTTATATAATACGTTTTTCCCTCGATCATCCATGCACCAACGATAAACCGTTTTCTGTAAATCGTCATATTGTACATAACGTACATCGTCGGGTATAATAAAATCATAAATAGAACAACCTAGGCGACATAAATCAAAACTATAATTAGGTTCAATTATGGGTTTTGTTTCATCGATATAAGGTTCGCAGTTATACTGGGTGGCCGCATCTCCGCCAGGGCCGAAACTGTCGCTGCACATAGTCTTTCCCTTATATTTATAGATACTACGTCCGAAATCGATTAATTTGAATATTTTACCATATGTCGGGACTTTGTATACCAGGTTCTCGTACTTATAATATAAAAATGGTTTATCAGTGACAATGTACATGATATTGTTGGTATGCAAGTCGTTATGTGTGAAGTGAAACATCTTTTGATATGCTACCAACATCATAATTACTTGAAATAAGGCAGAGGCAGCAGTATCTTCATTAAGTGCACGGGTTGAGAACAACTCATCCAATGTTCCACTACATTGTTCCAAACATATTAATTGTACTGGGAAGTTATTTATATATCCATATTGCGTATCTTCCATTTCGGTAGATAGACTATCGTCACTTTCATCACAAGATCGGGTATCTGTTTCCCAACTCTCGTCGTCATCTGAATGAGAAGAAGGTTCTTCGTCCGAACTATCATTACAGTCGCTATCCTCTTCTGAACTAGACGAACTATGTGATACACTATTTGTAGATGTATGTGGTGTATTGGATATGCTTGCATTATCATACACTATTTCTGTATCTGTTAACGACCCAATTTGAGTAAGATCATCTGATACTAGGCAATCCGACAATGAAATCGCACTGATATTATGGGGATTTGATGATGAGATCCTTAGTCTGGCACGGTTTGCACGAGAACTTTCTGCGAAATAAGACTGGGTATCATGATCACATACTGTAAATAATTTGTCAATGTTCTCATTGAAATAAGAAGACGTCATTAAATACTCCATATCGTCAACAACATTCATTTTGTATTTGTCTTGAATACCAACAAAACTGCCATAGAAGTCTATGCCATGCATAAATTTATACTCGTGTAGTATTTTACTAGTAAGATAGTAAAAGAAGCAATCTGTGTATGCGGCATTATTATAATCATCAATCTTAGGAAATCCATTAGCGTTATAGTGAGGAAGCTTATAAATGTTATCCCCATCCTTTGTATATTTCCCAATCATATACCGTATAGGATCTAACAATGGAGAATACTTAATGAACACGGGCATATTGTGTATTGTGCTATTGCTGATATCCTTCACTTGATCCATAGATACCATATGTAGATTGTGGTCCAATTGAATTGAATTATAGTTTGTTTCAGACAATGTAAAAAAACGATTGTATATGGGATTGTAGTTCTGGATTTCTTTCAGACGAAAAGGATTATATTCATTCGCTATGTCATCGGCGGAAGATATGTAGGTTTTTTCTAAATTATGTAAGTCAATATCATTACTCTCAGTGTGATTTATCGAAAATATGGGCATACTTGGCATTTTATGTGCAAAACAATATAAGTGTTTCTTATAAATTTTTTCTTCGTTTTAAACTAATCATTTAGCACGTTTGATTGGATATAGAAATATCGGCATTATAAGTATACATAATAGCAATGACATTAGAATTGAAAAAATTTAATATGCGCGAGATTACATTTAAGCCCGACGAGAATAAAGGACCTGTAATTGTTATGATTGGACGTCGTGATACAGGTAAATCGTTCTTAGTGAGAGACTTGTTATATTATCATCAAGATATTCCGATTGGAACCGTTATTTCAGGGACAGAAGCCGGAAACGGGTTTTATGCAGCTCATGTTCCTAAATTATTCATTCATGAGGAATACAATAGTGTTCTCATAGAGAATGTATTACGACGTCAAAAGACTGTACTAAAACAAGTGAATAAAGAAATTGAAATGTATCGAAAAACAACAATTGATCCACGTGCTTTCGTTATATTAGATGATTGTTTATATGATCAATCATGGACACGTGATAAAATGATGCGATTACTTTTTATGAATGGGCGTCACTGGAAGGTCATGTTAATTATTACTATGCAATATCCACTAGGTATTCCACCAAATTTAAGAACAAATATTGATTATGTATTCATTCTAAGAGAACCCTATCTCACAAACAGAAAACGCATATGGGAGAACTACGCTAGTATGTTTCCAACATTAGAGGCATTCTGTGGAGTAATGGACCAAACAACTGAGAATTACGAATGTTTGGTTATAAACAACAATGCGAAGTCGAACAAACTGAATGACCAAATATTTTGGTATAAAGCAGAGAAGCATCCTGATTTCAAATTGGGCTCACAAGAATTTTGGGAAATTTCTAAGAATATGGGGTCGGACGACGAGGACGAATATGATCCTAGCAAAGCGAAGAAGCGTTCTGGACCAGCGATCAATGTAAAAAAAAGTAAATGGTAATAATATTGTAATGTAACATCGTTCGTTATACACGTGAACAATTATGGATCATGTAGTGTCTCATCTGTTTCTTCATATTCTACATCAATCCATTGTATTTCACGCTGATTGACAACTCCTCTTACTTGAACATCATCGATAGGTCGTCTTCTTGTCGGTACTAACGGTATACGAGGAATTATTCTAGGCGGATGTGATATGTTGGCATTGAACATAATAGTAATCAAATCGTCTACTGTTACCTGTTCTTCTGCTATATTGGGATCGTTGTTTTCGTCGACAACACTTTCTGGATTGTTTTCCTGATCATCCTCGTCATCCTCGTCATCCTCGTCATCCTCGTCATCCTCGTCATCCTCATCATCCTCATCATCCTCATCATCCTGATGATATTCAGCTTCCATCATGTTAATATCAACAGTACGCGGAACAATTGATATATGGGAACTGATATACGGTGGTTGAGCGACACTGTTATAATTTTCTACGTGCTGGTCATATTGCATATGGGCGACATTGTAAGCGACACCTCCTTTAAACTTGCCATTCATTTTAATTATTTTTCGTCCAAATGCTGGATTGAAACTATAAAATGCATTTAGACGTTGATATAAGAGACGAGATGCTCGACGTTTAACGCTTATGTCTAGTGAATAACTCATTTCTAGATATAACCGTAGATAGGGTTTGAGTATATCTAGTAAGACTTCTCTTGGAAAATGCCTATCTACTCGAATTCGGTTATCAAGTGAAAGCATGTCATGTACGTATTCCATTAGTACATCTTCATCTTCATGTTGAACACATTGTCGAATATACGTGTCTCTAATCAAAGCCTTGTTGTATTCCTGAAAGTCGGTTAGATTGAAGTTATGGAGAAAGAATTGATATAACAAAGTGGGGGTTTTAATTAATCGCGATCTTACTTGGAAATAAATATTGTATAAATCAGAGATAGTAAACGGCATATTGTTATATGGATTTTTTGACGGGAGTGGTTCTGAACTAAAATAAGGCGAGTTGGACAAAGCAGTTTCGATAATTTTATTTAGATCTGTGATCGTGAACAAATAACGTTGTTTATTTTGCAAAATAGTAATTACATTGGGATGAGTAGCATTAAGTTTGTTTAAATATAAATCGTTTTCAATGCGTAGAGGAGCCCTTTTGAGCTTATAAATATATGCAAGTCTAGACAATGCGCCATAATGTCTTAGTGCCTGCATATACAAGTTTTTTACCTCTTCTTTGATTGGTTCAGCTGTATACGTGTTATCATGTATCATTTTAAAGAAGTCAAATTTGGTTAACATATTTGGGGTCGTATCAGTTTTTGTTAGTTTTATTTTAAATAGCATAATGTCAATCAAATTACACTTAGTGCTTGCATGAATAATGCCATTAGATTTAATGGTATTATCTAGATCTAGTTTAAAATACTCGGATTTGCGGTTCACCGTCAGGTTTGACCTGAGATCAAAGTTAAACTGGGCATC